GGAACAACAACAATAACAGGTGCAGTATCTCTTGGTAGTACATTAGATGTTGCAGGTAATGTTTCTGTTAGTGGTGATTTAAATATTGGTGGGCATGCAACTGTAGCAGGAGCAATGTCTATTGGAGGAGCAGTATCAGTAGGTGGTGCTGTTAATTTATTATCTACAGCTACAGTAAGTGGAGCAGCAGGTTTTTTAGGCACAGTAAGAGTATCAGGTAATACAAGTTTAGAAGGACAATTACAATTAACAAAAAGTGCAGCAGCAGTTGTTTGTGCAACAGCTATTAATGGTGTAGCTTCCGTATCATTAAACTTTGGTAATGCACAAAACTTTAGTACAACAGTTACAGCAGCACATACATTGGCTAAACCTACAG